GGCTGAGTTGGCAATATTAGTTCCATTCTTGCGGAACCAGATAGTCGCGTCGTGGTCAGCGGCGGCAGAGTTTGAAAGTTGGATGGATGGGCAGAGCATGTACGTACCAGCGGCAGCAAACGTAACCTGCGTGCTGGAAACGACACTGACGCCAGTGCCTGTCAAATCAGCGTTGAACGTCACAGCAGTAGCGGCAGCGACGTTACCAGTCTGGTCGGCGGTGCTTGATGGCTGAGCAAACGCACGTCCCGCAAGATCAGCATAAGGGATCGTAGCAGCAGCCGTCATAGCCGACGTGCCGTTACCCTTGACGTAACCTGTCAGTGTTGCCGCGCCAGTGCCACCAGTTGCAACCGTGCGGACGTTCGTCGCGCTTGCTGCGATGTCTGATGCAGCCACCTTACGGCTAAAGCTGGCCTGAACCGTTTCAAAAAGCTCTGTCCCCGCAAGAGGAGTACTGGCTGCTGTGAGGTCTGTAATCTTTACGTTAGCCATTATCCGAGTCCGTATAGCTGGTTGAGGTAGATGGAGAGTGCGTTAGCTGCAGCTTCTTGAGCATTCGTCTGCGCATCCTGCGAATCTGGGCGAGGGTTTCTTAGCGGTATGGGGTCGGCTCGTAGAAGTAAGCGACTGAAATATGGCTGAGGTACGTCATCGCAAGAAGCGCAAACTTGAAGGCTTAGGCTAACCGGCACAGATCCACCACGATAGTCTTTCTTCTGACGCAGCTCCGTGTGCTGAACCATGAAGCCACAGCCATCGCAGATCGCAAGGCCGCGTGGCGACTTGGCGTCGAAATCCGGTTGCGTCCGGTGTTTTTTACCGCGTCCGAATCCGTACTGCATTTAATACCCCTGCATATCTATAGTGATACGAAGTGGAACCTTTTCGCGATCTTCCGCTGCAGCGCGGTCGTATGAACTATCCGCTAAACCCTGAAGGAAACTAAGCCGATCAGGCGCAAACTTTACCGCGAGCTTAGCAGCAAGACCTGAAGCGATAGCTTCCATCCAGCGGTTAGGAGCATCCATGCTATCGGTAAAGTCGCCTGCGTCCTCTTGGATCTTCATGCGGTGATAAAACAACGTAACGCCAGCAGCCTGCGGAACCTGCCAAAGATATATTCGCGGCGTTATTGTACGCTCAAAATAATACTGGAACGGGCGATCCCCGGCCTGCGCCTTGTTAGGAAGGGCGTCGTATTCAGCCCGACTGATCGGGGACATCATAAGGTCAGTGTTAATGCCCCCAGATGTGGTACGGGTGTACACCTGAAGCAATGAAACCGTGCGAGGCTCTAGATCATAATACAGCGTTCCCGGAGTCAGAACGATACTCTGGAGATCCACGGCCCACAGGTTAGGCCCATTGTTTGCCCAGTCCGAAAACATGTAATTGATGGAACGGCGCGCACTATCGATGTCATTCGATGCCAGAGATGCAGGATTACGCCCGACGCGCTCATACGCTTCGGTGATAATGTCGATCTGTTCAGTGTTGCCAAACGTATATGTGCCGCTTGTTGTCATCTAAATCCTGCCGTTTTCTTAGCGATGGATTTGGGCTGGGCTACAAACTGCTTTCCAGCCTTTTTACCTTCACGCTTGGCTTTGGTTGTAGCAGCATATTCAGCCGGCGTCAGCGATTTTATAGCATCCTTGGGAAGATAGCGCTCACCAGTTTTGCTGGACGGCTTACCAGACTTGGTAGTCCACTTCTGATCAGTCCAGTCTTTCAGGGACTGCTGGGGCTTTCTAATCGGCATATCCGCCACCTTTGGCTTTGTAGGACTTAGCTAAAAGCTGGGCCTTACGGGCTGACCATTGGCCTGCCCCAGTCCCTTGTGTTGCACGCGCTTTGATGCTGTTAAAGAGGCGTTTGCGTAGGTCTGGCTTCGTATAGTTGCCAGCCTCATTCACACGCGACTCTTTACGCCCACGCATTACTTCTTGCTCTTAGCTGCAGCCTTCTCAGCAACAGGCGCTTCTTCGGCAGCAGGCTCAGCCTTTGGTGCAGGAGCTTTCTTAAAGCCAAGCATCATTTCCAGCGACTCTTCAGTTACCTTTTCCCAATCTTCCTGAGAAAGGCATATTTCCTGCTGATCACCATTGGCGTTTGTGTATCGACGAAGGATCATGATTAACTCCTATTAGTTATAATATTTCGTCATCTCAAGGATGAGTGTGTAAGTATCGCCACTAGACGCATCAGCAGTACTTAACAAAATATTTCCGGTTTTCCCGGCGCCAGCGTTGTTGCGAAGGCCTCCAAAATTTGACAGGTCGAATGTTGCCTGATTATTCTGGGCCGATCCAAAGAAAAACACGTTAGCGGTCGCGCCCCAGAAGAGGCGGAACTCCATCCCGTGACATGCTGTATGGATTTTCTGAACACTTACGCCCGTGCAGGCTTGACCAAGAGCGTTGGCAGCTAGGTTGGCAGCGGTCACTTTCGCTACCAGAGACTCGCCAGTGCCATCTGAAATGTTCGTGAACAGCATAACAGCGGTTGTCTGATTATCGACCAGCGTCTGAGAAGTTACTGCATCAGCCATTATTTCATTCCTTTAAGTGTCATAGCGAAGCGGGCGCGCTGGCCCATTTTACCGGGCGCCTTAGCGGCTGCCTCCAGCTTACCTGCAGGGATCGGCTTGCCAGCCTTAGCGCCAAGCGCTTTACGAAGTGCGCCGGGCTTCTTGATAGCCTCGGCAATGAAATTCTTTTTTCCACGCATGTTAACAGTTCCACGCTCTGAGTGATTTGTTAATCCGGCTGTCCGGATCTTTAGCAGTCTCGGCAGATGTCAGCTTCTTCTTCATACCCTTCATTCGGGCACAAAAGCTGTCACGACGAGAACCACCTTCCGGCTGAGGGCGTTTGAGGTTTGAACCAGTGGCTGCATTATACGCCTTCCGGCCAGCTTCATTGAGGCCGCCCTTCGGGTTCTTATGCTGTGCCTTGAGCTGAAAGTCCTTCTTCGCCCGCATTACAATCTCCATGTAACTAGGGCGACCCGAAGGCCGCCCCAATCATTAGGCTTGCGTTACGCCATAGAGGCCGGTTTGGGTGTCATCGTCGAAGATATACATCCAAAGGGTTAGGCGCTTTGAGCCGTCAGCAGCGTCAGGAACCGCGTAGGTACCGCGAACGTCATTCGTCGTTGTTGTTGCAACGGTTGCGTCAGCAGCAGCAAAAGTGCCGGTGGTGACGAACGCGCCGTTCCAAGCAGTCAGAACGTAGTTGCGGGTGTTTGCACGAAACGGAAAGCCAAAGACATCCGTCGAACCAACGCTACCGTTGCCAGTAAGAGCAGCTGAGATCGCAACACGAGTTACAGTCTTAAATGCTTTCTGACCAGTAACAGCTGTTGTGCCGTTGAACGCAATTAATTCCGACATTGCAAGCCCGTAAACATCCGTACCTGTTACAGTTGCGGTCTGAGTCGTATCACCAGCGTTAGTCGAAACAATTGTTATGGTACGTGGCACATCAAAAGTAGCAACACCACCAGTCGCAGAAGCACCGTTTATGGTAAGGTTACCAGCGCCGGCTACTGCCTGAGCTGCAGCCACTGCCGTTGCCGAAAAGGCCACAGGAACAACGTCATAAACATTGATCGGCGACATGAAGACACCCGGCTGCGAAGCCGTGCCGTTATTAGCAAAGTTCCTACCTGCCCGGACACCATCAGAGAAGTGAGTCATAAATTTTCTCCAAAATTAGGGAGGTGACGGATGCCACCCCCCTTATCCGATTAGGAAGCGCCCTGCGAACCCCAGCCTGCGCGGAAGTTCGAACAACCGAACGAATAACGCTCAATGGCTTTCGCCTTGAGGTTGTCGGTGTCGAAGTCCGTGTAGACATCGGTTTCGAGAGATTCACGCTCGTAGTGCTTGAATCCGTTAGGAGCGTCGGTGAGCAAGAACCAGCCGTTCGTGTCGGTCAGGAACATGTTAACGCGATGACCCTGCGGAACCGCAGAGTTGTTGTAGATCGCATTGATGTCGTTGTTCG